TGATAGCGATGACCTACAAATCCTACATAATGGCACTAATAGCCAAATTAACAACTATGTTGGTGCTTTGCAAATTATTCAGAGAGAAGATGACAATGATGTTATCATTTATTCTGATGATGGCGCTGGCGGCATAACTGAATATGTTAGAGCCGATGGTTCTACCGGTGAAACCGTTCTTTCTCACTACGGTACAAATAAGCTTTCGACTAAAGTAGATGGTATTGAAGTAGCTGGTGATATTACTGTCAATGGTAATATTACTTTCAGTGACTCAGATAATATTGTCATGCCAGACAAATCTAAGATTAAGATGGGTACTGGCTCTGATCTTGAAATTTACCACGATGGTAGTCATAGTTATGTTGATGATCGTGGAGATGGTGATTTAAGACTTCGCGGTAATGGTTCTGTAAAGATTATGCAGTACAATAACGGCGAACTAATGGCGGCGTTTAAGGTAGACAGTTCTGTAGAATTATATCACGATGCCGTTAAAAAGTTTGAGACTAGTAGCACTGGTATTACTGTAACAGGTAAAGTTACATCTAATCAATTAGCTCTTGATAGTAACATTGTAATCACTAATTCTGGTGTATCTGAAATCGCATTGATGGAAGATGCTAGTAGCGGAGCGCATTTAGCATACGACGGAACTACTAACCTTTTTGAAATCAGAACTGGTACAGACGGCGTTGGTGGTCATAGTAAAAGACTTACAATCGGCCGTGATAATGGACGTGTAGATTTCTATGATAGCACCGGTGCTAATGTTAAGATGCGCTGGGACGCCCAGACTAGCCGCCTTGGTATTAATGAGTTAACTCCCCAGGCAGATCTTGATGTAGCTGGAGACGTATACGTAGATGATAACGTGTCTGCTGATACCTTTACAAGAAGATCTTCTACTGCATCAGCTGGAGCATATGGCTCTCCTACTCAGATTCCAATTATTACAGTTAATTCATCTGGCTTTGTTGATAGCGTAGGTCTTGCTGCAGTAGCAGGTGTTGATAGTGTAGACTTTGATAGTACTAGTGGCAAGTTTACAGTATTTCTTGCTACTAACGATTCTCTTTCTGCAACTATTACTCTTGATCCATTTACTACAGCAAACCTTACAGAAGATTCCACGGCAAAGTACTTTACTGATGGGCGCGCAAGAAGTGCCTTCTCTGTTGTAAGCACTATTGCAAATGGTTTAAGTACAGCAAGTAACGTATACGGATTCTTTTATGACTCTACTACAGGTGTATACACATACAATGGAATTGATAGCGACACGATTAAAACGGTTGCAGGTATTACCGGTGGCGGTGCTGGTGGTGGATCGACTGGTAACCAAAACCAAGTAGTTTTCGCACAAGCTGAAATTGATGATTTATATGTATACGATAATGCATATTTTGGATATAATACTGATGGTACAACTGTTACTAATAGCGGTAACGGTGCAGATGTTAGAATTTATGATGTAGATATTGCTATTGCGGATATTGCTAGTATTAGCTTTGACTCTATCGACTCCGATACGAGGGTAATGCTTCAGAATGAATTAGTGCCTAAAGATGCTAATGGAACTATTGATTCTAACCAACTTCCCGATTTATTCTTAAGAAACGACGGTAATGATTCTACTACTGGGTCTATTACCGCCGATGGGGGATTCATTGGTAACCTTGATGCCGATTCTGGCGATATTACTAAGCTTACTGGTGACTCTGCTACATTTACTAAACTTACTGGTGCCTTAGATGGATCTAATCTAGTTGCTACTAGTGTAGCTAACGGCAAGCTCGCCAATTCTACTTTTACCTTTACGGATGGAACAACTCCTCAAAATGTAGCTCTAGGTGAAACTCTTACATTTGTCGACGGAACTGATATTGATTTTGTTACATCTGCTACTAGACAGGTAACTGCAAATAATAGCAGCACACTTCATACTGTAACGGGTAGAGGTGATAGCACAAGTAACGCAGTAACATTCGGTAACATTACAACAACAGGATATATTGCTGGTCCTGCGTCTCTTACTATCGATCCTGCCGGAGTTGGAGATAATACTGGTACAGTAGTTATTGCCGGTAACCTTCAGGTTGATGGTACTACCACTACTATTAATTCTACTGAAATCACTGTTAATGATAAAACAATAACTTTAGCGGATAGCTCACCGAACGCTGCAGCTGCAGATAGTTCAGGTCTTATTGTAGATGGGGCTGGTGCTACCTGGTTGTACAAGGATAATGACAGCTCCTGGACATCTAATATTAAGATTGTTGCTCCATCATTTTCTGGTACAATAGATGCTAGTGATATTGACGGAACACTTCCAGATGATGTTTTACCTTCTGGACTTCAGTTAGGCGGTGATGGTACCATCGACAGTAGCGTTATTCCAGATCTCTACTTGAGAAATGATGGTAATGATTCTACTACTGGGTCTATTACTGCAGACGGCGGATTCATTGGTTCCTTAACTGGTAATGCTTCTACCGCTGACAGTGCAACTACTGCAGCAAGATGGACAAATGCTAGAACAGTAACATTTACTGGAGGCGCTACAGGCAACTTTGATATCAGAGGCGATTCTGATGTAAGCGTAGCCTTAACCTTATCAGGTAGTGCAGTCAATGCATTGTTCGTTGGTGGTACTGGCGTTACGATTGCAGATGATAGTATTAGTATCGGTCAAGACGTAGCAACATCAGCAGATGTAGAATTTGCGTCTGTTACCGCAGATAGCGTTAGTATAGGTGAAGCCACTTCTAGAGACAAGCTTACCATTGGCGGTGCTAGTAATAATGATGTATTTGGTTTAACCTTTGTTGATCCGACCACAGCAACCTCTGGCGGACATGTTAGCTACCGTGATAGTAATAACACTATTACTCTTGGTACTGTAGCAAGTAGTACTAAGAGTTACTCAGTAACAGTTGGCACTAGTGCAGTTGGTATCTTTAATGATACTCCAGGTAAAGAATTAGATGTAACTGGTGAAATTAGAGCTACTAATACTATTACATCAAATACTGGATTCTCTGGTAATGGTTCTGCACTTACTGACCTAAACGCAAGTGAATTAACAACTGGTACTGTAAACACTGCTAGAATTTCTGGAGCTTATGCTAATATTACTGGAGTCGGCACTCTTGCGTCTGGTGAGATTAGCTCTGGATTTGGTGACATTAATATTGGTACTAACTCAGTTACTGCAGGATCGTTTACAGGCGATGGATCTGCTTTAACTGCTCTTGATGCCACAGAATTAACTGGCACTATTGCAGAAGCTAGACTGTCAGGCGCATACACCGGTATTACGTCAGTTGGTACACTTGGCGGCGGTAATGTAGACAGTACGTTTGGTAATGTTAACATTGGTACTTCGATCTTTACTGGTGACGGTTCAGGCTTATTCAATGTAGATGCTGCTACTCTTAACGGCATTGATCCAGAAGAATTCTCTCGTACAGTAGTTATGACTGATAGTGATAATGGAACAGGTCCTGCTGGTACCGGATACTTCTATAAGATTGCTACTTACACATTTACAGATACTACTGCAGATGGTACGTTCTTATATACTATTATGCCAGAAGAAACTACAGCGGCTCATTCTGGTGCTACAACTATCTCGGTACAAGTTAAGTATGGTGCATCTAATCATACCGCTAATGTAGATATCTTATCGATGGCAGGATCAGTGCCATTTGCTGATACCGCATTTAGATTAGTTAAAACATCAAATGGTGAAGTTCCTGAATTATGGGCACAATCTAATATTGCTGGCGTTAGACTTAAGGTAGTTGAAGTTTCTGCTCATAAAGAAGCAGTATCTGTCGCATATAATGATAGGGCTGCATGGACTAGTGGATCGCCAAGCGCAGGATCAAATGCTGCAGTACTTTCAACTGGACTTATGTATCAGGGTAATGAGGTATTCCATTCTGGTAAAAGTGTGGATAGTGCTACACTTAATAATCCTACATTTAGTGGTGATGTTGAGCTTCCTTCTACTGTTACATTTAATGACGGATCATCTAGTAGTACTAAGACTAAGTACGGTTCAAGTGATAATATAACAGTTACTACTCCAAATTATCATAATTTAGATACTAATACTGCAGCTTCTATTACTGGAGGTAAATATCTTATTACTGCTCAGAGAGGAGCATCTAATCATATTACTGAAGTAAACTTTATTACTACTTCGAATGGAGCTGGAGTATCAGCTACTGAATTTGGTACAGTGTATACTACTTCATCTTTGTTCGATGTAGAAATGGATGTGTCTGGCGGGAATTTGCGTCTTAAGGTTCAGGGGTCTAATAATACACAAACTGATTATAAGTTTAGTTCTACATTATTCTTCGATGCATAAGAATGTATAAATAGTTAAAATAAAGATGCTACTGGGGAGAGTGATCCGTGGCGAACGATAAAGACTTTATAGTCAAAAATGGCTTACAGGTTGGCGAAGATGTATTAGTCGATTCTGGTGCCATTATTAAAGGTGATCTAGGCGTAGAAGCTACTAGCGGATCGACCTTTCTTACTGTTGACAGTGACGGAGTTACTCTGGCTTCTCCCGGTATTTTTACTGGTGATGGATCAGGTCTCACTAACGTAGCAGCAGATATTACTGTTGCTTCAGTATTTGATCTTTCTGATGTTGATAGTAACTCAGTTACTCCTATTCAAGACTACGTTCTGTCGTTTGATTCTGCAACTCAAAAGTTTATTCCTTCTGCTGCAGTAGCTTCCATTACAATCGAAGACTCTGCTACGGTTATCCAGCTGATCAACGATAACATTGATATTGGGGATCTTCGAGACGTAGACTCTGATGCAAGTAACTCTCCACAAAATAATAATGTGTTAATGTACTCTGCGACTTCTAGTAAGTGGATTGCAGCAGCTTCTCCAGCAGCGCTGGCCTTAGCAGAAGTAGATAGTGCTGGAGGAAGAAATAATGTTAATCCATCAGATGGTGCTTTATTTTACGATTTAGATGAAGCTGGTTTATATGTCTTTGATGGAACAAACTGGGTAGAAGCTGCTCAGGATTATGCTTCATTTGAATTTATTCAGGTTGGAACATTTAGCGGAACTGTAACTCCCACAAAAATCTTTGAACCATTGACTAACCTTACATTAAAAAATCTTAGGGCAGTGACTGGTGATGCCAACCACTCTGGCATTAATATTACAATAAATAAAAACGGAACCGCTTTAGGTGGACAAACGTTTACTATCCCTTCAGGACAGCTTAGAACTTCAGGTGACTTTTCTACTCAACATGTTATTACTAGCTCTGACGATATTACTTTAGGTATTAATGTTCCAACTGGATCAGCAACAATCTTGGCCGTTGAGGTCTTCTATGCATAATTACATTAAAAAGGAATTGTAAAAATGACAGTTTTTACGCAATCATTTAATCTCAGCGACAATGTTAAATATCTTAACTATAAAGTTGATACTACTCCATCCGGCGGTGGCAATCAGACAGGAGCTACAACTGAAGCAGATCGTAAAGAATTAATGCATAGATTGCAAGAATTCATTACTACAGATCGCGATAACCAGCAGGTTCCTACTAATAAAACACTTGGTTGGCAGCGCATTGATGGTGCAGATTCTGCAGGAGCTATTCTTACAAATACTGATAATATTGATCCGTTAAACGATTCTTCCTCTGCTGTATATGGGTTTATTAGAGCTAAATCATATGATTACGCAACATCTGGGCATTGGAAATATGTTAGATTTAAATTGTTCGAAAGAAATGAAGACAATCTAAATATTAATCAAGTTGATCAAACTAATGGTGCTAGATATCTTTCTGGAGATAGAGTATTAGTATTAAGATATGATACGTATGCCGATTTTGGAGTATCAGCAGAAGACTCTAATGCAGTTGTTGATAGTATTAATGCTGGTATTAACCCAGCTGAAGCTGACGGTTACGGATCTACAGATCTTGATGCTGGAATAAAAAGAGCAGAGTTATACGCAACTGCAACTAGCCATATGGGTTATGATGCTGCATATAATTCAATCCACGCATTAGTAAATCAAGACTGGAATGCTAACGCTAATAACACCGCCAACACAACAGCAATTCAAATCCTAGATACAAATACAGTCTGCATGGTCTGGCTGGAAACACTCCGGCTTTGCCGGGATATACTGCGTATCCGGGATTTAATGCAACAAATAACTCTAGGTATTATCCTAACGCCGGTACCAACACAGGCCATATTCACAATACCTCTATTGGTAGTTATCCGTTTGAAATTGAAAGAAAAGGTAATGGCCTAGAATACAACTTTTTTCAAGCTCAATACGGAGTTAACGGTTTTGGAGATAGCGATGTAAGTGTAAAAAATTCGTATAACGAAATTAAAATGCTTTTAGATGGTAATGGTACTATGTGGGGATTTGGTGATCAAGATCGCACGCTTACCAATATTGATAGCGCTAATGGAACTAATACTTTTAAGGGCGTTAATGCTACTGGTGCAGATGCTAGATACTTAGCTTTATTTACAACCCAGCACCAAGATGACAATCCTGAAAAAACTAGCCCGTACAATACAATTTTGTTTATGAGCGAATATAAAAAAGAATTTGGTGAGCCTGTTTCTACTGGTAATATTCATAATGGTATTAAATTTAATGCTCATAATTTATTAATGAATAACGGTGTAGCCACTCCTCCGAATTTTAAAACCTTTGAAAGTGTGAACTGGAACACCGCCAACGCCAATTTAAACGTTAGCGATCCGCCGGCGACCGCGACCATTAATAGTAGTTTTAATACAAACTTCTCTTCCAGAAGTAATAGTAATATTACCACTAGAAGCAACGAAAACATAGGCGCCCGAGATCTTGGTGCATATACAGATATTGGAAATAATGCAAGCACTCAAACGGATGGTACAAATGTTACTAATAGTCAGCTAGCTGGTTCAGGAAATTGGTTAATGGGACCATCGATAGATAAATCTGCAGATTGGCATGCTAGCAATAGATCTAGATCAATGGGCCAAGCCACTGACCCTGAAGGTCAATGGAGATCAAAAACTATTGGAAATAGCAATATTAGTAATAGTACTAATAATACCTCCGGTGCTGGAACCTATGCTGGTACCATTGCTGAAGATCATGATTATTCGTGGATTGGAAACGATGGTGCTCAATTCGCTTTAACTGAATACCCTCAAAGAACTGCTACTACATTACTAGGAGATATTAATACTTCCGAATCTGTACAAAAGTATAATGAATATACTACAGCAGCATCAGGTAGGCAATTTCTTTCTGCAACAAGATTGCACATGGGGTATTTAGGATATGTAGGACACCTTAATCATAAAACAGCGTATTCTTTAAATGAACTGTTTTTTGGATCTAGGCATAGCTTGTTTGGTGGAGAAGATACTACCAGAATTGGAACGCTTAGTACATACGAACCTGGCACTACATCGGCAGCTGGGGATATGGCTACTTTAGGAACATCTATTCCACTAGTTTCAGATCAAGTAGATTCAGCTAATGGATCTTCTCAAGATGCTGTTAATATTCAAAGAGAGTATGTTCAAGAATTTCACCCTATTGCCAACTCACAGACTCAATATTCAGTGTATGAACCAATTCTTTCTGTTGGTACATTATCTGCGCACGGAGGCGGTTCAACTTTTAACGTTAGTGTTAACGGTAATAGTAACGTTAGTTTTAATAATAGTAATTACGTAATGAACGGGATGAACTATATTGGCACCAGCGGCGTCAACGCCAATCAGGATGATCTGTATAATTACGGAAGCGTTGACGCTATTTATGGTAATTTTGTAACTACGAGTGCTGGACAACCGGGAGGTACTGCTAAGAAAAGATCTGCTTTTGCTCTGCTAGGAAGAACGTATGGGTTAAAACTTTTTGGTCCGTATACCCACGATAAATACAATTTCTTAGATGCAGTGTCGGTTCAGCTAGATGATGACGGATTTTATGCAGTCAATCCTAATAATGCCGTAGATCATTGGATTGTGCCTGCTAATACTGATCAAGCATCATTTTTGTTTAAAAAATAATTTTATATAATTTGAGGTAATATAATGTTTAATCGAAAACCTATTATCGAGTTTGTTTCAACTGATCCTGCCTACAATTTTATTCCAAAGCCAGATAATGCTCGAAAGTTTTTACCGGCATGGATTAAAAAAATGAAAGAGCAAACCAATGAAGGATACGGTATTGGTGGACACGGTGGAAGGCAAATGGATACTGTTCGTAAATGTGTACCATTTTTAGATGCAATGAAGATTGGATATACTATTCCTGCGCCTTGTGATATTTGGATTAAAATTACTAAAAATGGAAACACATATGAGAAAGAAGTTAGATCAGGTATAAATTTAGCAGGACGGCAGTTTGATACCATTTCTACTCATGATCCAAGACAAATGGGGTCAGGACCTTATAGAGGATTAGTTTTTAAGTTTAATAATCCATGGAAGATTAATACTCGAAACGGTTATTCGTGCATGTTTGTTAATCCAATTAATTCTGGTAATAAATACTTTGAGTCATTTACAGGAGTTGTTGATACCGATAACTATAACAATATTATTAATTTCCCGTTTAGAGTGTTAAATCCTGATAACAAGTCGGAATTTGAATTCATGATTAAAAGGGGAGAGCCTATAGTTCAAGTAATCCCATTTAAAAGATCTGAAGCATATGCTAAATCTATTGTTCGCAATGCATCTTTTGAAGATTGGCAAAAAGAAATAATAGACCAAGATTTGGTAGCAGGCAATTGGTCTTGGTATCGTGAACACACCGTAGAGAAAAAGATTAATCTGGAGAAGTAGAATTGGCCGATAACTATCCATTCGACTCAAATAACGTGCCGTACAGCGCAGTCTTTAATCAAGACTATACTGCTGATAGTGCCTTAGCTGTATCTACACCAGCGTCTCAGACTACTGCAGTATCGTTGATTACTATTGCTGGTGGCGCTGGTGGTACTTCTGATGGAGTTGGTGGTACAGGTGGATCAGTTACTTTACTAGATTCTGCTTACAGTACTTCCCGAGACAAGTACTCCGGTGGAAACGGTGGAACTGCTTCTGGTTCTAATGGAGCTGGAGGCGGTGGAGCAGCAGGATATTCTGGTGCGGGTGGAAACGCAGGCTCCGCTGGAACAGGTGGTTCTGGAGGTGGAGGTGGTGCTTCTACTAATAAACTGTTACTTGGCGGTGGCGGTGTAGGTCTATTCGGTGAAGGAACATCAGGTGCTGCTGGTACTGCTTCTGCTGCAGCTGGGGGAGGTTCTCCTGGCGGTTCAGATTCTGCCGAAGGTGGATTTGATGGATACTTTGATAGCGACGGAGAACAGCCGAATTATGCATAAGGAACTAATTAATGTCTAACGCAGGTAAATTTGGTGGTGGTGGCGGTTCAGCCGCATCTAGTGCTTCCTTTAGTAGTAAAGGTGGTCACGGCCAGCGTGGTGCTGTAAGAATCATTTATCCTACTCCAAATGGGCAGAGTAACACTACTACTATTCTCGACAGAGGATTACCTTCGACCCCGAGTCTTAGTCTTTATGGTGGGGGTGGGGCTGGAGACGTTACATCTAGTTCTGCAGAATTAAATACTTATGCATATGTAACTGATACCACTACATCTTCTGGAGCAACTTCTCTTACCGTTAATAGTACTACTGGTATGAGTGCCGGAGACGTGGTCTTTATTCACCAAACTCAAAACGCCGTATCTTCCTCTGATGCTGGCCTCTTTGAGGTTAATTACATCGCTTCAATCCCGAACTCAACCACTATCAACTTGGTAAATGCAACCACAAACACCTATCGGAGTGGTTCATACAATACTACGAACCAAACTAGTACTGTTACACAGGTGGTAGCTTCCCCTGCATACAATAATCTTACGCTGGGTCAGCTTGCACTAGCTAAGCAATGGGATGGTCAGTCTGGCGGTATTCTATTCCTTGCGGCAGAGACTTCATTTGATGGTAATGGATACTATGCTAGTGCTTGGGGAAGAGGTTTCAGAGGCGGTAGAGGTAGCGGGAACGCTGGCAGTCAAAGTATTGGTTATGCAGCCGAATCTATTAGAGGTCATTTAAATAGTACTAACGTTGCTAACGATAATGGTGGTGGAGGTGCAGACGGTACAGTCAATGCTGGGGGAGATTCAGGAGCAGGAGGAGGCCATGCTGAAGCTGGTGGTCCTGGTACTGATGGTGCAGCGCCGCAGCCTTCAGGTGGTGGAACAATAGGCTCTACTGCAATGACCCAAATTTACTTTGGTGGTGGTGGTGGCCGTGGTGGCGATAACGACAGCAGAACATTTAATAATTATACCCACCCGGATACCGGAACTGAAACTACAGGGTCTACAACATGGTCTACTAACTTTAGTGCTTACACTAGCTTTAATCCTAGTTGGGGCAGTAGTAGACATAGCTCTGGAAATCCCGATGTATCTCACGGAGGGGGTATTGTCGTAATTTGGTCACCTAGTATTTCTGCTTTAAGAGCAACCGCTAGAGGTGTTCCGGGTATGGGTGGATCGAGTAGTGGTGAAAAATCTGGCCATGGAGCTTCAGGATCAATATATATTAAAACAGCTAATAATGGAATGACTGTAACTGATATGACTGTGAGAGAGCAAACCCAGGGAACTATCGATGGAGATAGTATCGGTAAAGGGGGAGCTGGAAGAATCAGATTTGATATTGAAGGAGGTACGTCATATACAGGTACTCCTACAACTGGAACTAATGGTACCCTTCAAGTAAACAACGTCTAAGGAATAAGTAATTGGCTTTAAAGTTTCCAGATTCAGCAGATTCAGCCGACTTAGCGGCAGCAGGCTACAGCCAGGTTATTATTCTGGGCGGGGGTAATGATAGTGTTAGTACATCTGCTACTGCGGACTACCTTATCCTCGCAGGTGGCGGTGGTGGCGGTGGTGTTATCGATGGTGGCGGTGGTGCCGGTGGCTATCGTGCATCCTGGGGAACTGGAGCTGACGGCAGTGGAGGCAACTCTGGAGGATTAAGTGCCTTAGAAACTGCCTTAACTCTGGCCAGCGGAACTGCTTATTCTATTACTGTAGGACAAGGCGGTGAAGGTGGATTAGGTTTCAATAATAGCACAAATCATAGAGGGCATAAAGGTAGAACCTCTAGCATTAGTGGCATAGGCGCCAGTATCTCAACTACTGGCGGCGGTGGCGGACATGGTTACAGTACTGCTACTCATACAGAGAGAAATGGCGGATCCGGTGGTGGGGGTTCTTATGCCGTATACACTGGCGGTACCGGAACTACTGGAGAAGGTTTTGCCGGCGGCAATGGCGTTGGCAGCAATGAAGCAGGCGGTGGCGGTGGTGCCGGAGCGGTCGGTGGTAATGCTTCTACTGATGTGGGCGGCGATGGCGGTGTTGGACTTGCTTCTACTATTACAGGTACATCAATTACCCGTGCTGGTGGTGGTGGTGGTGGATCTCGAAATCAAAGAACACCCGGTGACGGCGGCGCTGGCGGCGGCGGTGGGGGTGGCTTTGGTACCCTTTCATCGAGTAATTATGTCGATGGCAATGGCGGCAACGAAGCAGAACACGGTCGATCTCAATATGGTGGTGGTGGAGGCGGTGGGGGATACTCCGGTAACAGTAATAGTCAGATAGGTGGCTCTGGTGGCTCTGGTATTGCTATCTTTAGACTGCCTAGCACAATGCCATACAGCGCTTCTCAGTTGGCAAGTGACGTAAGTTCTCTCAGTAACTGTACAGCGTCTTATCTGAACACACAGGTATACACAGACGATACGAATTTTAGTAGTGTAAATTTGTTGTTGGATGGGTCAAGTCTGACGGATGACCTGTCATCTGTTGGCAAAAACTTCACCAGCGTCGCCGGCGCAAACTTGCTGAGTACGACTGGCCCCTATGGCACCACGCAAAACGTCCTCAACTTCGACGGTGTGAACGATTATCTGGTCGAAACCACGGGCTCGGCCGACTTCAAGTTCGGCACGGACGATTTCACCATAGAGGCTTGGCTGAAGGCTGACGTGGCTGCCCCGTCTGTTGTACCCGGCGTTATTGACTACGACCATAGCAACACCGGCAGCGTAAACGGGCAAAACGATTACTTCGTTCTTCATCAATTGAGCAGCACTAGGACTTATGCGTTCTATGCGAACAACACTTCTGGAACTGTCGTAAAATTAGTTGAGGCGTCTTTCCCCAACCTTACGGATTTTCATCACGTCGCAATTACCCGCAGCGGCAGCACTGTGAAGATGTTCATAAACGGTGTGCTGGAGGACACATCAACCAACGTCCTTGTGGCGGACATGACCAGCAATAGGGTAGCCCCAAAGCTGTTCCTTGGCTATCAAGACTTGGCTAGCCGCTACTGGAACGGACAGATGGCGGACGTTCGCATCACCAAAGGCGCCGCCCGCTACACTAGTGGCTTTACTGCTCCTACTTCTGCATTCCCTAATAGAGAAACATCTACAGGCGGTGACCACATTATCACGTTTACTGTGGCTACAGAAGATGCGTATGATGGTGGTGCAACAACAAATGACGGTACAGCTACCTGGACTCCTACATTATCTATAACAACTCCTGTACCGTCTACGACTTGGACTATTCCTGATGGAGTAGACTCGTTTAGTGTTATGGCTATCGGAGCAGGTGGAGCTGCAGGTTACTCTGATTCTACTAGTGCAGGCGGCGGTGGTGGAGGCGCGGGTCTTGCATACCTGAACAATATCGCAGTTGCACAAGGTAGTAATGAAGTAGCGTCTATTACTGTAGATGGCGGACAGCTGGGTATTAGCAGCAATTCAGACGGCGGCGATGGTGAAAATTTAACTGTTACTATGAATATTTCTACTACTAATACAACGGTAAACCTTTCCGGATATAACATAAATCCATATGGACAAGATTCCCACGATTCTTCTTTTGCTGGGATTGTATATGTAGGTGCTGATAGAGCATATGATTCTAATATCTACGATTCTTTCCCTACACTTAATCTAAACTTTGATGATAGCCATTCATCTACTGCAGATCAATTTGTGTATGTTCAGCCTCCTGGCTCATTTGGAGCAGCATATCCGTTTTCAACAGGTGTTACTGGGGCACAGACGTTATTTGAAATTGAAAATGTTGCTAGTCATAATAACATTAAATCTTTGGCAGAAACAAATCCAAGTACTACTAATAGCTGGGGTTACAATCCAACTACAACATTATATAGTGCCGATTCAGTTATAATTAGAAATATTGATAATACTGGACGTAATGCATTAGACAGTATTCAATACTACGATTCAGATATAGTAGAAACTTATTTCTTACAAAATACATATGATGAAATGTATAAGGCCGGAGTACTTGGCACACTAGACTCTATTGCTTTAGGTGAAGGTGCATTTACTTTGTTTAGAGTATTCAGTCAAGCAGATGCGGCACAATTCGGTGCTCTTCCTGGAAACTCGCCTTATGTAGATTCTAATGGTACTATTCAAATTAGTAGTACTGGTGATCCTAGTGATAATACAGGTTATGGTCCAGAAGATCTGAACCAGATCTTAATTATTAAGAACTTAACATCATAGATAAATAGTGCATAACTAAAGCCCTCAAGGAGTGATGAAATGGCTTTTAATTTAACAGACGAACAAAGAGAAGATTTATTAAAGTATTATTCTATTCCCAGCAAAGATCAATACTTTTATGCTGTAAAAAATATAGAAAATACTTCTGCAAAATCTACTCTTAAACAAGTATTAGGTGGCGGCGGGTTTAAAGTTGTCGATACTATTTTATGTGAAGAATTTGATTCTGTGGGAATGCCTTTTGTATCCGAATGGTCTATTGCAGAAACAACAAGATCCTCATTAGATTCTTCTATTGATTCTTCTCAAGCAGTATTAATCAACCATTTGATTAATTGGGGAAGTGCTATTAAAAATAGTGAAAGGATTTTAAGTGACGATTCAGCAGAAATTTTTAAACTAGCGTATGATAGTGCCTTAGCACAGGAAGAAATTACAGTAAAACCTGATGAGGAATGGGATTCTGAAGTTCCAGAACTCCAATGGTTTGCTTTTCAATTTTCAGACCGAGACAGTTTAAATTCAGAATTAATTCAGTCTTACCTGCAAGATTCTAACTGGGCTACAAGAATGCATCTTAGCGAATGGTTATCTCCATTTGTAGATTCTGCGGGTCAAAGCTGGGATTCTAGTCTGCATTGGACATCAGGAGACGATTCTGGTTATGGCAGATGGGTCGGTAACTCGGGTTCTTAATTATAATAAATAGATATAACTAATTATTTAAGGAAGAATCATGCCGCAACCAAGTACTAGAGATGATCTGATTGACTATTGTCTGAGAAGACTTGGTGCACCAGTAATCGAAATTAACGTAGATATTGATCAGCTCGAGGATAGAACTGACGACACACTTCAACTGTTTCAGGAATATCATTCTGATGCAGTTGTCAGAACTTTTCTTAAGCATCAGGTTACGTCTACAGATATTACTAACGGATATATTACTGTAGACGATAGTATTACATTCGTCAAAAAGTTATTTCAGATTAAATCTAATGGCGGTTCTTCTGCAGGTATGTTTGATATTAAATATCAAATGTCCTTGAATGAAATATATGATTTGAACAAGTTTATTGGTGATTTGGCATACTATGAACAAATCAAGCAGTATCTTAGTATAATTGATCAGATGCTAACAGGTCAACCACAAATTGATTTTAACCGCCATCAAAATCGAGTATATATTCATGGTGAATTTTCAGATCAAAATATTATTGAAAATGATTATTTAATATTTGAAACATTTAAGATTGTTGATCCTGAAACCCACACTGATGTTTATAACGATATCTTTGTTAAAGAATATCTTACGCAAGCTATTAAACAACAGTGGGGCGCAAACCTTATTAAGTTTGAGGGTATGCAACTTCCGGGTGGTGTGTCTTTAAATGGCAGACAGCTGTATGATGAAGCCACTCAAGAAATGATGAGACTAGAAGAAAAGCTAAGATCTACCTACGAGCTTCCTGTTGACTTTTTTGTAGGATAAGAACATGGCTACAAACCTTTATTTCAGTCAAAAAGTTAAATCAGAACAAGATCTATACGAAAACATTGTTATCGAATCACTGAAGATGTACGGTCAGGACGTGTATTTCATGCCTCGTAGCATTGTAGCTAAAGATACCGTATTCAGCGAAGACGTAGTTTCTAGATTTGACGATGCGCATTTAGTAGAAGTATACTTAGAAAACATTGACGGATATGCCGGCGATGGCGATTTGTTTACTCGGTTTGGTGTAGAGATTCGTGATCAAGCAAACTTTGTACTATCTAAAAGAAGATGGGACGAAGTTATGCAGGATGCGGCCGCGTCTCAGAAAAGACCTTATGAAGGTGATTTAATTTACATTCCTCTTTCTAATTCGATTTTTGAAATTACAAAGGTAGAAGACGAAAGACCTTTCTATCAGTTATCTAATCTTCCTACATATAGACTAACGTGTGAGCTGTTTGAATACAGTGGAGAGCAGTTCCAGACAGGTATTGCCGCAGATATTATTGAAGTTGACTTTGCTTACCAGTATATTCTTACTATTAATGATAGTGCTACTAACAACCAAGGTCAGTCAATCGATATCAACTCCATTGCAGAAAGCGATGGATTAATTGCTATTGTAGGTGAGCAGGATTCTGCATTTGGTGGATACAGTAAAATTGAGCAGACCCTTGCTAATAACGTTACTATTACCGGTGAAATTATTAAGTGGGACGGCGTTAATAACCAATTGTATCTTACCAACGTAGGTGCAGACGATGGACTTTACCATACGTTTAGAAATGATTCTGCAATACTACAACTTCCTACTCAGTTCCAAGATGACGACGAAACTACTTTGTTTATTACAGCAGTTACTGAAAATGCACCAAAGATTGATAATCAGCAAAATGATGCCTTTGAAACTGAGGGCGATAGCTTCTTAGATTTCAGTGAAGGTAATCCATTCGGAGATCCAACGTAATGTTTCAGCAACACTTTTACCATGAAAAGATCCGTAAATGCGTTGCTACCTTTGGTACAATGTTCAATAACTTGTATATTATCCGTAAAGACGGTTCTAATAATGTTATTGATCAAATGAAAGTTCCGCTGGCATATGCACCTAAGCAGAAGTTTTTAGATCGTATTAATCAATCTCCTGATCTAAATGATGAACGGTTTATTGCTCTTAAACTTCCTCGTATGTCTTTTGAAATTAGTTCGATCTACTATGATCCAGTAAGACAGTTACCTAAAATGAATGCATTCTCTGAACAAGGTACTACTGGAACGAATAGAAAAAAATTCTATACTGCAGTCCCATATATTATGAACTTTCAATTAAATATTATGGCAAAAACAAATGAAGATGCAGTACAAATTGTAGAACAAATTTTACCATTCTTTAATCCAGCCTATACTGTTACTATGAAACAGTTTGCCGATTACCCTGATCATAAAGAAGATATTCCTATTTCACTAATTGGTATTTCTTACACTGATGATTATGAGGGTCAATTAGAAAGTAGACGTACTATTATTTACACGCTAGACTTTGAAATGAAGACTGCGTTTTATGGTCCTATTTCTACATCATCTATTATTCGTAAAGCAGTTATTGATTTTAGAGATCCTGATATAACTACAGTTACTGATCCAGATAATACTACAGATATCATGGAGCGTATTACAGTAGAGCCATTCCCTCTTGATGCAGCAACTATTGATGATGTAACCGACTATACAATTTCTATATTAAATCCAGGCAATGGAGATAGTTTATGAGTGATATAGTACCGAAAAAAGATATTCCTGAAAGCGTGCATTCCAGTTATGATGAAGATTTAGATTTAGTTCGGGAAACACTTCGTGGATTGGTGCTTGATGGTGCTAACAATTTAGATCTAGCTAAACGTGTTGCAGAAGAATCTGAGCATCCTCGTGCTATCGAAGTTCTTACTGGTATGATTAAGCAAACATCAGATAATGCACACGCGCTACTTGACATGCATAAGCGTAACCAAGACATTAATGTCACGCAGGCAAAAGGTAAGCCTGATGAACAAAAAAGCCTTACTCAGAATGTATTTGTAGGATCCACGTCAGAATTGCAAAAAATGCTGCGGGGCGATGATAATGAAAAGGTAATTGATAATGTATATGACAGAACTGACCAAAGGAATATTTAAACTCCTTAAAAGACTCATTGGCGAGTCTAGTGTTTTATTAGCAATAATTTATACTATTGGACATATTATTATTGCTACAATCTGCAACTGGTTAATTACAGGTGCAGCTATGGAGTTAGCAGCATTAGATGCTATTATTGAACCAATCATTAATGGTTTCTGGTTTTATGCACTCCATAAATTAGCAAAGAGATATTTTAAGAGTGAATGAGACATATCTTGGTAATGCTCAAGTAAAAAGAGACGGCGTACAGCAGGGCTGGTCTAAAGATGATATTTTAGAATATCAGCTCTGTATGAAAGACCCTGTGTACTTTGCTGAAAAATATGGTAAGGTAATTAATCTTGATGAAGGTCTAGTTCCTTTTGAGATGTATCCTTATCAGAAAGAAATGTTTAAGCATTTTGAAGATAACCGATTTTCTATTGTATTAGCGTGCCGTCAGTCTGGTAAGTCTATCAGTTCGTGCATGTATATTCTTTGGTATGCTTTGTTTCATCCTGACCAGACTATTGCAGTACTTGCTAACAAAGGTGCCACAGCTCGTGAGATGTTAGCGCGTATTACGCTAGCACTAGAAAATGTGCCATTCTTTTTACAACCTGGTACTAAAGCATTAAATAAAGGTTCTGTAGAATTTTCTAATAACTCTAGAATTATTGCAGCAGCAACATCAGGATCTTCTATTCGTGGTTTGTCTGTTAACCTTTTGTTCTTAGATGAGTTTGCATTTGTAGATGATGCCGCTACGTTTTATACCTCTACATATCCTGTGGTATCGTCAGGTAAGACTACACGAGTAATTATTACATCTACAGCTAACGGTATTGGTAACATATTTCATAAAATCTATGAGGGTGCTGTACAGTCAACTAACGAATTTAAGCCCTTCAGAGTGGACTGGTGGGACGTCCCTGGCCGCGATGATGAGTGGAAAAGACAAACAATTTCTAACACATCTGAGCTGCAGTTTCAACAAGAATTTGGCAATACTTTTTTTGGTACTGGCAATACACTTATTTCTGCTGACGCATTAATGAATATGAAAGCTGTATCTCCGTTATTAAATACAGATGTGAAAGTGTATGAAGAACCTAGTCCTAAACACGATTACATTATGACTGTTGACGTAGCCAAAGGCCGTGGACAAGACTATTCTACATTTAACATTATTGATATATCAACTAGGCCATTTAGGCAGGTTGCGTGTTATAGAAATAATTTAATATCACCTATTTTGTTTCCAGATGTTATTCATAAGTGGGCAAAGAAGTATAATGAAGCATATGTGTTAATTGAATCTAATGATGCTGGATCTGTAGTAGCTAATGGATTATATTACGATATTGAATATGAAAATACTCATGTAGAATCCATGGTCAAGGCCAACTCTATTGGTGTTACTATGACACGTAAAGTTAAAAGAATTGGTTGTTCTAATCTTAAAGATCTTATTGAAGAAAAAAGACTATACCTAGCTGACCTAGATACAATTAGCGAATGTTCTACATTTGAAGCTAGAGGCAATTCATTTGAAGCATCTGACGGTAACCATGATGACCTAGTAATGAATTTAGTATTATTTGCATGGTATGTAGGAAGTCAATCATTCGTAGATAATACTGATGTTAATATTAAGCATTTGTTATATGAAGAAAAAATGAGACAAATAGAGGATGAAGTTGTTCCTTTTGGATTTGTAGATGACGGCCAAGAAGATACAAATGAAAATATTGAAAATAGAAACACAGTGTGGCAGGTTGCAGGAGATACCGGATTGTTCTAAAAACACCTTTATTATAAATATTATTATTGTTTGATAGAACCTTATCATGGAAAACTTATTATTTAATCCAACGAAAAGGAAGACGAAATGGCATTTTTTACGCCTTCGCTGTCTCCAGCAGTAGTAACTCGTGAGATCGATCTTACGGGTATTGTCCCAAATGTAGGCACCTCTACCGGTGCTTATGTCGGTGACTTTCGCTGGGGTCCAGTCAAAAAACCTACTCCGGTAGATACTGAAGCAACTTTAGTATCTAGATTTTCATCTCCAGATAGAAATAACAGTGTGTCTTTCCATAGCGCTGCATATTTCACAAAGTATTCTAGCGAATTGTTAGTTATTCGGGCAGTAGATGGTACTGCAGTTAATGCATTTGATAACGGTGGAGCAAACTCCAGCGATTCATTTTTTGCTAGCAGAAGCGCAACTCTTGTAGAAAACGATGACCACTTTGCTAATATTAAAACAGGCGCTCTCAATACTCAAAACCAAGGTTTTATGGCTA